ATCCCCATTGTCTGCGGGCTTTTAGGCGGGATTCTGGGGGTCGTAGGCATGCTCTTTATGCCTGACTTCCCGGCCAATGATTTTCTAACCGCCGCGGCCGTGGGCATCGTCTCCGGGCTGGCTGCCACCGGCGCCAACCAGATTGGGAAACAGCTGGCAGGCGGGAAGGAAAAATAAAAAAAGCGCCCCAGAGGGACGCTCGCTTATCCGGCTTTATGTTCCAGTGCTGAGAGACGTTGCTCCATGCGCTCCATCCGATGCTCCAGCTCCCACTGCTTTTCATGGGTCAGCTTGTAGCCGTCAAAGAGAGAATCAATCCGCTTGCCCACGCTGTTTTCTACAAACACCATCACTTCACGCTGGCTGGTTTGAATTTTGGTTTCCATCATGCCCATCAGTGTGTCGGCCTGCTGCTGCATGACTTCCATCAAGTCTTCTTTTTGCTGCGGCATGACTTCCATCATCCGGTCTTCTGACTGACTGATCAGCTGTGCAATTGCCTGCAAATCATTTTGATCCAACATCCTTATCACCATCCCTGAAGACAGTATAGCATTGAACGGAATACATTGCAAGACGAAAGGAGAGATCATATGGCGAATGAAAACAACACACCGGAAAGAGTACTGGAACTGGCCCGGGGAGAGCTGGGAGCCACCAGCGGGGACAAGTACATCCGGTACTATAACGGCATTACAGGCATCGGCCTGCCCTACGGGGTGGCCTGGTGCGCAGCCTGGGTGACCTGGGTCATGCGGCATGCCGGGGTGCCCGTGGACAGCGTGCTGAATTACAAGGGCTGCGCCACGGCCTCCGACTGGTTTGAGGCCAGGGGGCGCTTCCGCAGCAGGAAGAGCGGGTATGTGCCGAAGCCCGGGGACATCATCATGTACGAGTGGAACCCGGAGGACGAGGGCACCCCTTACGACGACGGGGACGACCACACGGGGATTGTGGAGTACGTGGAGGATGGGATCGTACATACCATCGAGGGCAATAACGGCGGACAGTGCAGGAGGGATTGGTGGAGCCTTTCGAACTCCTATATTTCCGGCTACTGCGTGCCGCTGTACAACATGGAAAACAAAAAGGAGGAACCGGATTTGACGGAAGCAGAGGCAAGGAAGATCGCACGGGGAGAGATTGAGAACTATTTTGCTGGACTGGCGGCAAAGCCCGCACCCGGCTGGGCGAAGGAGGCGCTGGATTATGCCAGGGAGGAAGGAATCCTCAACGGCGACGAGGGCGGTCTGCGCCCGGAAAGCTATGTGAAGCGGGACGAGCTGGCCCAGGTGGAGCTGAACCGGGAGCGCCGCTACCGGGAAATCGGGGATGTGCCGGACTGGGCCAGGGACGCGGTGCAGGAACTGACCGGCCTGGGGGTGATCCTGGGCACCGAGGCGATTCAGGATGGAAAAGTCACCCTCAACATGAGCGAGGCGCAGCTGCGCGGGCTGGTCTTTATGAAGCGATATGTGGACACAAGGCTCGGCGGCAAAGAAGGGGGGAGGTGAGCGGCATGGCGGATAAAAGCGGATACGCGGGCCGGATCGGGAATACGGGAGCCCAGCAGGTGCAGGCGCCCTTCCAGGACAACGGAAAAAAGGGCAAGGGCATCGTGAAGCGCGGGGAAGACCTGAGAACGGACGGGAAAAGAAAAAAGGGCAGAGGATAACTGCCGGTATGGGATCCTGATTAGGGCCTGATGCCCGGGAGAGAGGAATAAAACATGGAAAACGAAATCGATTACGGGAAAGTATTCGGCACCGAGGGGGATTCCCCTGAGGAAGGCGCAGAAGAGCAGGAGGCCGCCGAACCTGAAGCCGGAACAGAACCGTCAGGCGAAAAAGGGCAGGAAACCGCCGAACCTGCAGACGATGAGACAGATCACCCGCAGCGGCGGCAGAGCCAGGAAGACAACCGCCGATATGCAGCCATGAGGAGACGGACGGAGCAGGAGGCCAGGGACAGGGCGTCCCGGGAAGTGGACGCGGCCATTGCCGCCGCGGGCATCGTGGATCCCCGCACGGGACGGCCCGTCCGCACCAGGGCGGAGCTGGAGGCCTGCCGGGCCGGAGGCCGGGCAGAGAAGGGGGGCGGGCTTGCCCCTGCGGAATACCGGCGGCCTGCAGGAGAGCCGCCGGAGGTGAAGGCGGCCCGCCAGGCGCTGGCGTACGCACAGGAGACGGAGATCCACAGGAAAGTAGAGGACCAGGTCAGACAGATTTCCCGGATGGACCCCAGCATCCGGGAGAAGGGGGACCTTTCGCGGCTTTCTTGCTATGAACAGATGTGCCGCATGGTGGAGAAGGGGTACGAGCTGGCGGATGCCTACAGGGTGCTGAATTTTGACGAGTTGCTGCGCCGGAATGAGGCGGCGGCCAGGCAGGCCGCGCTCAATTCTGTGAGCGGGAAAAGCCACATGGCCCAGAGAAAACCCAGAGGGGAGGGCGGCGCATATGTACCGCCGGACGTGGCGGAAGAATACCGCCTGTTCCTGCCCGGCATCACCGACGCTGAAATCCAGGCGCACTATAACCGGTACGCAAAGAGCAGGAAGGCGGACTGAGGAAACGGATGCAAGGTGAAGACCATATAACCATCAATGAAATATATTTTTAGAAACATAATGGGCCTCCTTGCTTTTTCGTTCTTTTTTGCGGGCCTGAAAAAGAGGCAGGCGGAAACAGCCCGTAAAAGCGAAGAGAGACAGCGCACAGAAGGCGGCTGGGGCAGGATATCCTTTCAGAAGGAGCATCTGAAGGGCAGAATACAGAAAATACACAGGAAATCCTCCTTCTCCCCTGAAGGATCTCTGCAAAACCAGTATATCACATACAGGGGAGGAGGGAAGGGGGTGATGGGGCAGTACAGGCGTTGATCCGGATCGGAACAAGGGGCATTGAAAATCTGGAAGGAGAGGAAGGACAGCGGCATGGCACAACAGAAAGGTTATGCGGGCAGGGTGAAGAACACAGGGGCGCAGAGCGTGAAAGCACTCTATTCCCCGGACAGGAAACAGCACGGAACGGTACGGCGCGGGGAAGACCTGCGCACAGGAGAAACGAAGAAAAAATGAGCGGAAAGCTGACGCCTCCGCACGATACGGGAAAGGAAGGAAACAGAATATGGCATTTCAAATCCATAAAACAGACGACGGCCGGGTGCCCGGCCTGGAGTACCTGCCCTGCGGGGCAATTGCGCCGCAGGCAGGGATGGCGATGAAGATGGCCTCCGGCAAGCTGGCGGCTGCTGCGGGGACAGACCTGCCCACCTATTTGAGCGTGGCACAGAGAACGGCTCCCTGTGAGGCAGGGGAGCTGATCCCCGTGCTGCGGGTACAGCCCGACACGATTTTTGAGGCGCCCGCGCCCTCCGGCTTTACCGCTGTCCCCGGGGACAGGGTGCAGCTGGGCGGCGACGGCCTGACGCTGAGCACCGCGGCAGGCGGCGCGGCCGAAGTGGTTTATGCGGGAGAAGACGTTGTGAGAATCCGCTTTGTGCAGGCCGCGGCGGCTGCCAAGGCGTGAGAGAAAAAAGGAGGAAGTAACCTATGGCAAATATCACTTTTATTGAGGGCTCCGGCCTTCAGGATTCCATCTTTGGCAAAAACCAGGCTCCGATCCGGATGTTCCTGGAAAAGAGAGGAGAAGCCTTTGAACAGGAGAGCATGGTCAAAAAGCTGTTCAGCATGGAGAACTCCAACCATTTCGGTGAAAAATTCACCACTATGACGGCGATGGAAGGCTTCCAGCCTGTGGGCGAGAATGGGGAATACCCAGTGGACGGCATGCAGGAGGGCTTCGACAAGTTCCTGGAACACATGACCTGGAAAAACAGCTTCACGCTCTCCCGGGAAATTGTGGAGGATGCGAAGGCAATGGATCTGAAAAAGAAACCCACCAGCTTTATCACCAGCTATTACCGCACCCGGGAAAAGTTCGGCGCGGCCCTGCTGGGCGGAGCAATGGCGGGGAAATCCGCCGTGAACTTCCAGGGCAGAAGCTTCTCCGCTACAGCCGCGGACGGCAAGAACCTGTTTGCCAAGGACCACCCTGCCAAGGTAAGCGGAAAGGCGCAGTCCAACCTGTTTGCGGACGCCTTCTCAGACGACGCGCTGGCAGCGCTGGAGACCGCCATGCAGAATTTCCGGGGCGACAATAACGAGATTCTGGACGTGGCGCCCGACACCATCGTCATCCCCAACCAGTACGAACTGAAAAAGGCCGTGTTCGCCACCATCGGCGCGGACAAGGATCCCAATACCGCCAACAACGGCTTTAACTACCAGTACGGCAGGTGGAACGTGATCGTATGGCCTTACCTGAACCAATACCTGGCCGCCGGAGCAGCTCCCTGGATGCTGCTGGACAGCCGCTACAACGAGGATTACGGCGGAGCCGTCTGGCTTGACCGCACCCCCCTGGAGGTGCGCAGCCGTGTGGACGAGGGCAACGACGCCAATGTCTGGCAGGGCTACGCCCGCTTTATCGCAGGCTTCAACGACTGGCGGTTCGCCGCCGTAGGCGGCATAACCGGCGGCACCCAGGCAGTTTGAGCAGCGTGACGGCAGCGTGACGCTGCACCCTGTGCCTTCCCCTTGAGGGGAGAAGGGAAACAGATTCCCTGTGGGAATCTGCTGGACGAGGTGGAAAATCTTACTCATACCGCAGCGGCAGAACAGAATACGGGTCAGAACCACCTCATCAGTCACCTCCGGTGACAGCTTCCCCTCAAGGGGAAGCCTTTGGTCTTAGCCATCCCCTTAAGGGGATGGCAGGGTACGAGGTTAGCAGATCGCTGAATGGAACAAAAGCCGGACGCTTCGGAGAATATCCGGCGTCCGGTTTTTGCTTATTACAAAGCAGGTAGGGGCGTCGGGGAGCGGGCCGAAGGTTTGAAGGAGTCCGAAGCCGGAAGAAAAGTCTTTGGCCTACCTTTCTTCAGAAAGGTAGGGGCGTCGGGGAGCGGGCCGAAGGTTTGAAGGAGTCCGAAGCCGGAAGAAAAGTCTTTGGCCTACCTTTCTTCAGAAAGGTAGGGGCGTCGGGGAGCGGGCTGAAGGCTTGAAGGAGTCCGAAGCCGGAAGAAAAGTCTTTGGTCCTACCTTTCATCAGAAAGGTAGGGGACAAAAGGAGGAAAAGATATGCCGGGAAGTTTGATGACGGCGGATACGTCGTTTCCGGATTTAAAGGGAAAAGAGAGTACGGAAGAGAAGTTTGAAACCATCACGGGGTACCTGTACCTGCTGCTGGAGCAGCTGCGGTACACGCTGTCGAACCTGGGGGAGGAAAACTTCAACGGGGCAGAGCTGGACCATCTGGGCAGGGTCTTTACCGGCCCGCTGACGGTTCGCGTGGAAGAGACCGAGCAGGGCGTGACCCAGCTGAGCGTCACGGTAGAGGGCGTGAAGTCCACGGTAAAGGGGCTGGACGGCAGGTTCTCTTCCGTAGAGCAGAGCGTGAACGGGGTCGTGAGCCGGGTGAACGGCCTGGACAACAGGTTTTCCTCTGTGGAGCAGGATGTGGACGGACTGAACATTCGCACCATTGGGGGCACTACCTGCATCACCGGGGACCATGTGAAGACGGGGCGGATTGTGAGCCAGAACGGGATGAGCGAGATCAACCTGAACACAGGAATGGCGTCGCTTTCCGGCAGCTACCGGGTGGTGGATCCGAACGGCGGGGCGGAGATCGGCGGGGTGAAGTACGACAGCAGCGGCGCCGGTACTTCCAGTGAGGCCAAAAACCGCATGTGGGTGTATACGAACGGCAATTGGGCCCTGAAGGTGCAGGCAGGCGGGAACCTGTCCCTGGAGGGCAGCAGCCTGGTGCACATACGCGGCCCTCAGGAGGTGACCGTCTCCGTGGGGGAGACTCGCTGGACCTTTGGAAAGTACGGCATCTATTATAACGACACGCTGGCGGTATCTCCGCTGGCAACGTAAAGGAGCGGAAGGTATGGGAAAACGGAAGAACAAAGGGAAGGAAACGGCGTGTAGACCCGCCGTATCCCCCGGAAGCTGCACGGAGACCCGGGGGGAGGCGCGGTTATGAGCGGACTGCCAAGCATGGTGCACGGGGACGGCATAAAGAAGAGTGTGCAGGTAAAATTCAAGGGTTACGACCACAACCTGGGGGCGGAAGAAGGCTCCCTGTGGGATATGGAAAACCTCTCTGGGGATTCGGCCCCGGTGCTGGCCCCCAGAAAACCCAGGTATCTGCTGCGCACTCTGGAAAAGCCCAACGGCCTGTATGCGGGGGAATCCCTCTGCTGGGCGGACGGCGGCTCCTTCTATGTGGACGGGGAGCAAAAGGGGGCTGTGGAGGACAGCAGAAAGCAGTTCTGCGCCCTGGGGGATTATCTGATCCTGCTGCCGGACAAGGCCTATTACAACAAAAGGACCGGGGAATTCGGCAGCCTGGAAGCCCAGTGGAGCGGCGGCGTCCGGTTTGAGGACGGCGTTTTCGCGGGGGAATCCGCCAAGGGGAACAGCATTGTTTCTACAGGGGAAGCCTTCCCCTTCTCCGTGAATGAGGCGGTGACAATTTCCGGATGCGGAGAAGAACGGAACAATAAGACCGCCGTGATCCGGGAGGTTTCGGAGGACGGGAAAACCCTGCGGTTTTATGAGAACAGCTTTCAGGTATGGAGCGGTGAAGCTGCCCTGAAGCGGGAAGTGCCGGACATGGATTTTCTCTGTGAGAACGAGAACCGGCTGTGGGGCTGCAAGGGCAGTACCATCTACGCCTCCTATCTGGGCAATCCCTTTATCTGGACCAATTTCGACACGGTCTCCACAGCCTGCTTCGCGGCGGATGTGGGCAGCGCCGGGGATTTCACCGGATGCTGCTCCTACCTGGGATACCCGGTGTTCTTCAAGGAGGACCAAATCTACAAGGTGTACGGCAGCAAGCCCTCCAATTTCCAGGTGATGGGCAGCGCCAGCCTGGGGGTGGAAAAGGGCAGCGGGAGAAGCCTGGCAGTGGCGGGGGAGAGGCTGTTCTACCTGTCCCGCTCCGGGGTGGTCTCCTACGCAGGGGGCGTGCCCCAGGTGATCTCCCAGGCGCTGGGACAGCAGCGGTTCCGAAACGCTGTGGGCGGCTCGGACGGCACGAAATACTATGTTTCTCTGGAAGACTCCCTTGGAGCCAGCCACCTGTTTGCCTTTGATACCAGGATAGGCCAGTGGTACCGGGAGGACGGCGTCCGGGCCCTGGAATTCGGCTGGGGAGGTGAGCTGTACCTGCTGGCGTCGGACGGGGGGCTGTGGCTTGCGGGAGACCCTCGGAGCATCCCCGAGGGGGCTGTGCAGGAGACACTCCAAAGCGCCGCGGAGTTTGGGGACTTTATTGAGGGAAGCCCGGGCAAGAAGGGGCTTTCCAAGCTGCTGCTGCGGGCGGAACTGGAGGCCGGTGCATCCCTCAGGGTGCTGGTACGGTATGACGGCGGTCCCTGGCGGCAGGCGGGACAATTGCAGGCGGAGAAAAAGCGCAGCTTCCTGCTGCCGCTGATTCCCCGGCGCTGCGACCATTACCGGATCCGGTTGGAGGGCACGGGCGGCTGGCGGCTGTTCTCCCTGACGCGGGAATTTTATTTGGGCACGGAGCTTTGAGAAAGGAAGAGTGTGATGGGGACTTATCGGTATGAAGATTTTTTAACTGCGGCAAAAGAAAAAAATATGGGAGTGGGCTCGGGCTTTTCCCAGGCGGACTGGAACCTGGCGGAGAAAAACCCAGACGCGGGCATGAGCATCCTCAATGCCAAGCTGGCCTACGGCAATGCCAAGACGCCGGAAGAGAAGGCCAAATATAACCAGATGGCGGAGCAGATCCGTTCGGCCTACGGGAATTACACCGGGGGGACCTCGGGGGCGGACTTCTATCTGAACAAGCCCTCCCCCGGAAGCTTTGACATGGAGGCGGCGCCCACATTTTCCTATGATGTGGAGGACGATCCGGTTTACGCGGCCTACCGGAAGCAGTATGCCAGGGAGGGAAGCCGGGCCACCCAGGACGCGCTGGGGACGGCGGCCTCCGCCACAGGGGGAATCCCCTCCTCTTACGCGGCCGCGGCGGCGTCCCAGGCAGGAGACTACTATGCCTCCCAGCTTTCGGACAAGGTGCCGGAGCTGTACCAGCAGGCGTATAACCGCTATTTGGGAGAGCTCTCCCAGTATAACACGGACCGGAACTTCCGGTACGGCCAGTATGTGGACGAGGTGAATTCCCAGACGGCGGACAGGCAGGAGGCGCTGCAGAACGCGCTGTACGGCGCCCAGTATGGGGATTACGGAAAGCTGGCCGAGCTGGGGTACGATGTGTCCAACATCCCCACGGAATACCAGAAGAGGTTTGACCTGGCGAACCTAGCCGGGCAGTACGGCGACTATGGGAAGCTGAAGGAGCTGTTGGGAATCAGCGCGGACATGCAGGATAAGAATATCGACCTGCTGTATAACCTGGCTCTCGCCAAGGCGCAGCTGGGAGATTACAGCTACCTGGACAAGCTGCTGGAACAGTATTTTTAAGAGAAGGCAGGGACATCCCCGGGGAAGCTTTCTTCCCCGGGGGACCGTTTCTGAAAAGGAAGGGGAGAAGAAAAAATGGCATATAAGATTGTAGGAGAAGGTGGAGGAAGCGGAGGAAACGGAGCGGACAAGGAACGAGAGGAACTTCAGGAGCTGGCCCGGGCGATTGTGGACGCGGCAAAGCAGGGGGCATGGACGGCAACGCAGGCTGTGGAGCAGCCCCGGCAGGAAAATGCTCCGCCCAGGCTTCCCTGGCCCGTGTTCCGGAGCCTGAAGCAGGACTCCTTCACCCGGGGCGGGGGTCCCCGGGGAGGCGGTGCGAGCCGAGGAAACGGCAGCTGGAGCCTGCCGGATTCCCCGGAGGAGAGAAGCAGCCGGGAAATACAGCGGAAAATGGAGGACGAGGCCAGAAAACGGCACGAGTACGAAAGAAGACGGGCTGAGGAGGAACGTCGCAGAAGGACTGCGGGCCCGGAGCCTGTTTTCCAGGGCTTTACCCCTGGCGGAGGCTCCCGGGGAGGCGGTGCGAGCCGGGACAACGGCAGCTGGAGCCTGCCGGATTCCTCGGAGGAGAGAAGCAACCGGGAAATACAGCGGGAAATGGAGGACAAGGCCAGAAAACGGCACGAGTACGAAAGAAGGTGGGCTGAGGAGGAACGTCGCAGAAGGGCTGCGGGCCCGGAGCCTGCTTTTCAGGGCTTTACCCATGGCGGAGGCTCCCGAGGAGGCGGTGCGAGCCGGGGGAATGACCCGTGGGGACAAGCGGAGCAGAGCCCTTTTATCAGAGGCGGGATCTCCGGCGGAGGCGGAGCGCGCCGGGGAGGCAGTCCGTGGGAGCAGGTTGCCTATCCCCCGGACGGAGCCGGATCAGGCGGCCCGGAGCAGGAGCTAACGGAGGAAGCGTCCCCAGAGAGAGAGGAGGAAGCGGAACAGGAAGAAAAAAGCGTCTCCCTGCCGCCTGTACGGCAGCTGCTGGCAAAGATTGCCGGAGCAGCAGGGGCAGGAATAGCAGGAGCGGCGGGGGCGGTAAATGCAGGAATCCAGGCGGCAGGAGCGGCGGGCCGGATTGCGGAAACTTTCCTGCGCCCCAAGGGCGTCAGCGATTGGGATTGGAGCTGGAGAGAAAGCGCAGCCCAAGACGCCAAAAACGACCTGGAAAAGAGCGCGGCGCTGTACAATGTGGGTCAGGCCAAACTGGACGCGGCGCAAAGAATTTCGGAAGAGCTGAACAGAAAGGTGGTCTTCGATGGGACGCTGCCGGTGGATAAGACAGGGGTAATCGACCCGGAGACAGGGACCATCCGGCTGAATGCCAGAGTGGGCGGCCCCGAAAACCTGCGTGACAACGCCGTACAATTGTTGGAGGAACAGCCGAAAACCGGCCTGGACAGCAGCGGCAGCCCGGGGTATAATGCAGGGGAAGAAGGGCTCTTCCAGGATACTGCGGGGGCTGGAGGGAACGGCCTCAATAAACAGCTAATGAATGAGTTGGCAGAAAGTGGAGTTAAGTATAACGCTGATGATGTCGTGATGATAACAAAAAATGCTGATGGAAAACTTCTATGGCTAGAAAAGGGAGGGGATTCTGCAGGGCTGAAACATATTATTGATAGACATACAGCCGATTTTACAGCAAAAGGCATAAATGACATACCAAAATTCCTGAATGAAGTCTTGAAGAGAAAGGCTGCAAAAGTGGGAATGGGAGCAAAAGGCCCCTTTGAAGAATATATAGTAAACGGAACAAGATATAGGGTAGCTTACGGAAATAATGGCTATATAGTATCATTCTTTCCGATTAAGTTGAGATAGGAGGAAGCGTATGCATAAGGTGATCAAAATCAATGAATTTGCAGCAACGAGAATGGTAGAACTTCAAAATGAGCTTACAGGCAATATCGATATATGTTTTGACGATTCAGCCCTGGTCAGCATAAATAATTTTGAATTTATGAAGGTCGGCAATCGTTATAACTGCTTCATTGAGTTGTTTGGAGAGATGGCAGAGGAAGGAAATTCCGAAGCAGTAACATGTAAAATCATTTCTAATGAAAGGATTGGAAACGGAAATTTTTTGAAGGTTTTTGTAGGAAAGGAAATTTACTATGTCCCCAGAAGCCAGGTGGGGAGTATGCCAATGAAAGAGTTCCTGTTTGCCTACACGCGGAAAGATTTGATAAAGGTAGACGAGGTTATTCATGAGGATTTATTAAATGAATAATCCAGAAATATAAAAATTGAAAAATACAGTAGGAGAACTAAAAAAATCCATACAATGACCAATTTGCATTTTGAAGCCTATGGAGAATAGGGAATCTGTTGGGCTGAAGCCGGGATAGGAGAGCCGGAGTGCAGTTGAGAGGGGAGTGGCAAAATGCCGCTCCCTTTTTTGTGTGCGGGCCGGAGTTCTGCCTTGACAACGCCGCAAGGAAGTTGCAGGAACAGCCGCGAGCAACTTTGGACAGGGTTGGCCGCGTATGGCGGGTCTCTTTTCCCAGAGCCATTGACAACAATGTGAACATGCAGATATAATTGCACTGACTGAAAAATAAGGGATCGACTGAGACGGGAAGTGAAGCGGATTGGCAGTATCCATTTTGATTCCGGCGTTTAACCCGGATTTGAATCTGCCGGCCTATGTCAGGGAGCTCTGCGAAGCTGGATTTTCCCATATCGTTGTCATTGACGACGGCAGTTTCCAGGAAAAACAGGAAATCTTCCAAAGGCTTGAAACAGAGTACGGCTGTCTTGTTCTGAGGCATGCGGTGAATATGGGGAAGGGCCGGGCGTTGAAGGACGCCCTGAATTATTATCAGGTTTTCCTGTCAAGGGAATGCAGCGGGGTGATTACCGCAGACTGCGACGGCCAGCATACCGTAGAGGATATCCGCCGCATGGGACAGGCCATGGAGGAACATCCCGACAGCCTGATTCTCGGCGCCAGGGATTTCGACCAGAAAAGCGTCCCGGCAAAAAGCCGGGTGGGGAATAAGCTGACCAGGACGGTGATGAGGCTTTTCTACGGGGGAAAAATCAGCGATACGCAGACAGGGCTGAGGGCGATCCCCAATTCCCTGGTGGAGGAATACCTGACGCTGCCCGGGGAGCGGTTCGAGTTTGAAACCGCCATGCTCCTGACCGCGCTGCGCAGAAAAACCCGGATCGAGGAGGTGCCGATTCAAACGGTTTACCTGGACGGCAACAAGAGCACGCATTTTCGGCCCGTTGCCGATTCGTGGGCCATCTACAAGCTGATTTTGGGGACCTTTTTCAAATATTCCCTGTCCTCGCTCAGTTCCTGCCTCATCGACTTTGCGCTGTTTCAGCTGCTTTTGCTGGCCCTGGGCAGCCTGTCCTGGGAAGTGAAAGTGACTCTTGCCACAGTCGGGGCGCGGGTCTGCTCTTCGCTGTACAACTACGCTGTGAACAGGCAGCTTGTGTTCTCCCGGGGACGCCTGGGGAAGGGGACCTTCCTAAAATATTATATCCTCTGCGCGGCTCAAATGCTTTGCTCTGCGGGCGGCGTCCTGCTGTTCTGCCAATGGGCCAGGCTGCCGGAGCTCCCGGCCAAAATTGTTGTGGACGGCGTTTTGTTCTTTATCAGCTACCGGATCCAGCGGAACTGGGTCTTCGCGGAGAGAGGAGAGAAGGAAAAATCATGATCACTGCCCTGCGCATTCTGCTTTTGCTCTTGTCCATGCTGGGATTTCTGGCGCTGCTGGCGGAAAAATTCGGGGTGCGGATAGAATTTGCGCCTGCGGTAGTGTGCGCCGGCTTCAGCTCTGTGCTGCTGCTGGCGGGGTATTTCAACCTTCTTCCCTTCGCGGCGGGGGCGCTCTGGCTCACAGGCATTGCCCTGCTTCTCCTTTTCGGGAAGAAAGCGTTTTTTCACCGGCGCAGAAACTGTGCTGTTGTCCTGGTCTGGGCGGCTGTTCTGGGGTGGTTCGCCCTGCTGATGAAAAACGCCCACTTTGTGGAATACGATAACTTCAGCCACTGGGCCACCGTGGTGAAAGCCATGCTTCTGGGAAACCGGATGCCGAATTTTATGGATGAAATCATCACGTTCCAGTCCTATCCCCTGGGAAGCTCTGTTTTTGTTTACTATGTGTGCAGGATCATCGGGACTTCTGACGGGTGCCAGCTGTTCGCCCAGATCCTGATGATCGTAAGCTTCCTGACCGCCCTGCTGGTTTTTGCCGAAAAAGCGAAAATGGCCGCGGCGGTTCTCCTTGTGCCGCTGTTCACCGTTTCCAGCCTGGTGATGGGCGTCTCGTTTTTGAGCCTTCACGTGGATACGCTGATGCCTCTGGCCGGAGTGGCTCTGTTCTGCATGGCGGCCACGGCGGAAGGGGAGTCCGGCGTTCGGCAGGCGGTATGGGCGGCCATGCCTCTCTGCATTTTCCTGGTCAATGTGAAGAACAGCGGGATTTTCTTTGTTGTCGTTTACTGGGTTTACTGGCTCATCCAAAACCGCGCCTCTCTGGTTTCCCGAAGAAAAACAACCCTGTTGTTTGCGGGCTGCAGCGTTCTGGCACCCCTGGCCTCCATGCTGCTTTGGAAGCGGCATGTGGCCCTGGTCTTTCCGGCGGGGGCTGCCACAAAGCATTCCATGAGCCTTGCCTGGTTTTCCTCCGCCCTTGGGGAAAAGACGCCGGCGGACATGAGAGGGATTGGCCTTTCCCTGCTGGAGCGTGTGTTTTCCTGGCAGGATCCCTCCCTGTGGATCCTTTTGGCGGCGACGGTCCTGCTGCTCCTCGTCCTTGTGCAAAAACTTCTGAAACGGGAGTCCCCGCGTGTGCCGGTGCTCAGCATCGCGGCTGTTTGGGGAACCTGGCTGGTCTACCTTCTCTCCCTATACGGCATGTATCTTTTTTCCATGCCGCTGAAGGAGGCTGTGGTTCTGGCTTCCTTCGACAAATATATGAGTTCTGTGAATATCTTTATCCTGGGGGTTGCGGTCATCCAGACGCTGCGGTACTGGGCCGCGGACCGGATTTTCTGGAGCCTTGCCGTCGCGTGCGTCTGCCTGTTTCCCCTTTATCCCTTCCGGGAGAACCTGCCCCGGCTGGTGATCAGGCAGGATTATGAAAGCACAGGGCGCTGTCAATATCAAAAGTTTCTCAGGGAAAACCGGGTGGAAAGCGGAAAATCCTACTTTGTCTACCGTTCGGAGGACGATTCCGGGTATCTTTTCAACTTGACGCGGTATGAGCTTTGGAGCTCTCATGTCAATGTGACAAGCGGCGAGGCCGGCCTGGCGCAGTATCGGGATCTCTTCCCAAGGTACGATTATCTGCTTGTCTGGAATCAGGACGAGCACATTCAAAACTATCTCAGGGAAGCGGGGCTGCAGGAATACATTTCCGACAAGCCCGCCGCAATTCCGATGAAATAG